AAGCCCAGTAGTCATTCCAACTAACACCATGACTGAACTACAGCACACCGACGACGACCTTGATGAATTCGCCGTTTTCTGGTGGGGACCAGATACTGATACCCTTTCTGTTACTGAAGCAATTGAGAAGGGCCAGATGACGGCATTTATACGAGCCGTGTCCACCTGGCTGACCAAGTAGTCGCTTCCACTACTGCGTCAGGAGCATACTGCCGAGAAGAATAAGCTTCCTATAATGGAAAGATAAAAGAATTAGCAACATGTTTTTACTGGACGGCCATCCCTTATCCCCCGATGCTCCTTTTGAGCATGATGGGATCCAGTACCCAGCAAATTGGTTACGTTTATCTACCCCTGGTGAACGTGCTGCTATTGGAATTACAGAAGTTCCTGATCCTGCACCCTACGATCAGCGTTTCTATTGGGGATACGATAAAGACGGTAATTTAATTCCTAAGGATCATGATCAGCTTGTAACTCTGTGGAGTGATCAAACTCGAACCACAGCAGGAACTCTTTTGGCGCCGACCGATTGGCAGATTATCCGTCAAGCCGATAACGGAACCGTGATCGATGCTAAAACCAAAGACTGGCGTGAGCAAATCCGCACAGCTTGTAATGAAAAGGTAGCGAAGATCACTGTCACCAAGTCAACTTTTGAATTAGCAGCTTATATTACTGGCAGCGACTACCCCACTTGGCCCAGTGCGACTGATCCTGTCCCTGCTTCTGCTCCTTCTGATCCTGTCGGGGTACAGCCTCCTAGCGATCAACCCACCTGATCCCATTGATTTAGAAGATCAATAACAGTAAACTGTGAGTACTTATCATCGTTCTCATAGTGGATATTACTTCCAAGCAACAAACTTGGTTCAAAAAACAACCAGTTGCGGCAGATACCTTACCTAACGATCAAAAAGCCAAGGTTTATCAAGGCCGCACCTATCGGGGTTGTAGCCCTGTTGGCCAACAAGATGGGCACACAAAATTGGATATGGGCGCCCTAGGGATCTGGTGGGTATTTAATGACCACTGGCTTGGCTTTGCCCCAGAGCAAAAATCCTATGCTGTTGAAGGGAATTTAAAGTATCTTCGTGATTTTCCATATTTCTGGCAACAGAATAATGGCCCAGAGGGCTGGCGCCAATGCCAAACCAGTTCAATTGCAATGTGCCTTAAATATTTAAATGTAAAAGGAATCAACGATGATGTAGATTACCTTCATTATGTCAATAAACACGGAGATACCACAACACGAGAAGCTCATTTTAAAGCTTTAGCAGAGCTTGGGGTTACTGCTTCTTTTAAAATGAATCTAGATGCAAAAGATATTCAAGCGCAAATTGAAAAAGGGAAACCTGTTGCTGTAGGTATTGTTCATCATGGCCCAGTAGATGCCCCCCGTGGTGGTGGGCATTTCATTGTAATCACCGGTTATTCTGATTCTTATTGGTTAGTTCAAGATCCTTATGGTGAACTTGATTTGGTCCATGGACAGTGGTTAGAACAGGGACCAACTTCTGGCAAAAACCAACATTATTCTTTTGCTAACATGGACCCACGATTATTTGTTGGTGGTGGTTCCAATGGTTGGGGATGGGTCTTCTAAAAATGGAAAAACATATTCATGAGTTTGCTCAAGGACTATCAGATTTTTCAACAATTATTTTTCATTTACATGTTTTTGCGTTGGTCGTTATTAACTTAACTAAAACCCCCCATACAAGCGCCACGGTAAACCGCATCTATCGTGGTTTGGAAATGCTTGCAGGCCTGTTAACTCCACTTGCTAAACGTTAATAATCTGCTACCATAATCATAAATTCTTTTTCCACATGGCAAACATTCAAGATATTGAAGCCAATCTGAAAAAACAGCTGGCTGAATTGACCAATCAAATTCGCACAACTGAAACCAGCTTGCTTGAAACAAAGGAGCTTTATTTGAAAGTTGCTGGTGCCTTGGAGGTCATTGATCTGCTTAAAGTTCAAACACCTGATGAGGGTGACTTGGACGATGAAATATCTGAGGCATTGGCCATTTAATTATGTTGGGGGAGTTCACGCCAGGGCGTTATCGTGCTCTTGAGCTATTAACAGATCACATGCGCGAACCTTCGCGTGAACTCCGCCTTGATTCCATCTTTCGTGATGTAACAGACGAAGATTTGCGGTGGGTCACAGAGCGTGTGCACCACTGGCTTTTGAAGCTGTTAGAAGATGCTGAGTATGATCCTGCTGAAGACCAGGATAAGCCTCCTCTGGGGTTAACTGATTAAGCCAAACCACGGATTTGAACCGAGGACCTTCGCTTTACTTTGAATCTAAAAACGTGTACAGTGTACAGTGGTCCATCCACTACCGCCCCAGTAGTTAAGTGGTCATAACAAAAACCTTGTAAGTTTTAATCGTGTGTTCGATTCACACCTGGGGCTTTAATTATGTTAAAATAAATCCAAATCTGATGAGGGGCTTATGCCCAAATGGAGTGAAGAAGGGTATCAACGAATACTTGAAGCTGCCAATCGGGGACGGCAAACATTTATTGAAGTAGCGCGGGCCGAATATGAGAAAAAAATAGAAACTTATAATAAAAACCCAACTTTATGTAAATGCTGCCTAACTCCGCTATCGTTTAAAAAATATACAAATAAATCGATATATTGTTCTAAATCTTGTGCCGCTAAAGTTAATAATCGAAACCGAACCCCAAAAGGAATAACACGTCAATGTTGTAACTGCCAAAAAGAATTTATAACTTCAAAAAACTCTACTGGAAAGTTCTGTTCTTCGTTGTGTTCTTCAACTTATAAAAAGAAAAAAACAATGAAAGAATGGTTAGACGGGGAACATACTCCGTCTGCGGGCACTTTGAGACAGTACCTAAAAGAATTAAAACCGGCTGAATGCGAAAATTGCAAACTTTCACATTGGAATGGAATGCCTATCCCTTTAGAAATGGATCACAAAGACGGTAACCATAAAAATAATCAACTAAATAATTTACAGCTTTTGTGCCCAAACTGTCATGCACAAACTCCAACATATAAATCCAAAAACAAGGGCAAAGGACGCGACTACCGTCGAGAACGCTGGAGAGTTGGTAAAACATGTTAGCTCTACCACTGAGCTAATCCAGCAATGCCCCGGACAGGAGTCGAACCTGCACGCCATACGGCAACGAGGCTTAAACTCGTCGTGGCTCCCAATTACACCACCGGGGCTTTAAGGTGTCCCGGACTTTCCAAGTTATCTGCTTGGCGCCACCGACGGACGGTACAAGCATAGCGCATAAGGCAGGTGTGTGCACCGTATTTTTGGGTAAGGATTCATGACAACTTCATGTTTCACTGCGAAAACGATTTACTAGCTAACTTAATTGTCCTTACTCCCAAGGTTGCACGTAAACGATTTCGAGAAAGTATTTTTGAAGATTGGGGTTGGAAATGTGCTTACTGTGAGAAACAGTTGAATGAGAATGATGCAACTATTGATCACATCATTCCTAAGCACAAAGGTGGCCATTCAACCCGCTGTAACCTAGCTTGCTGTTGCTCTTCATGCAACCGTGGCAAAGCATCCAACCACTGGCTAGAATGGTATCAACAGCAGAAACATTATTCAGAGCAAAGGGTTAGTAAAATAAAAGAATGGTTAGAACAGAAACCCTGTTCTTTAAAAATAACTGCAACGGAACAGGCTGTTCCTTATCTTTGTCATGATGCAACAATCGGCTGGATCGCAACCTAATCCACAGCAGCAACCACAAGTAACCCCTGGCCAAGAATATCTAAGCAATTACATTGCGCAAGCAATGCAAAAATTAAAAGATGAGCGTGTGCCTAGTTCATTTCAGCAAATTGCAAATGGACAGGTTGCGCAAGATCTAATTGCACATAAACAGGATTACATTTGATCATGGCAGACCACGCCAAGGCAAAACGATTAGCTAAGGAGCACATGAAGTGCAATAAACCCCAACGTGCTCCAGAGGGGGATACGCACAAGTGGGTGGTCAAGTCTTGTCATGATGGGGAAGAAAAGATTGTACGTTATGGTAGGCGTGGTTATGAGGATTATACGCAACATCATGATCCTGAGCGTCGTAAGGACTTCCGAGCTAGAATGGGATGCGATAAGGCTATGGATAAAAATACGCCACGTTACTGGGCATGTTCTCGACTCTGGGGTAAATCGTGATGGCTAAAACTACAACCGACAAAACAACCCCTTGCTACTGCCACTTAACGCAGTGTTTGAGGGATTCTATCCACGTTTACCACCAGACGCAGCTTGTCCACTGGAATCTAATGGGTGGCAAGTTTTATCAACTGCATCTCTTGACAGAACGTATCTATCAAGAAATGGAGGAAGGTAATGACACAATTGCCGAACATATCCGTTCTCTGGATATTGCAACACCCAAGACAGTTACTGACCTGGTGTATTCAACGATGCCAGAAATTCCTTTAGAAAGCTGTTTTAATCAAGAAGCAATCATTCTTCAGCTTGCAACTAATCACAACTTACTTGCTCGGCAGTTTGAAGATCTAATTAAAATGTCTGAGCAGATTGGCGATCAACTGACCTTAGACCTTGGCGTCGAGCGTGGACGTGTTCATAAGAAAAACCAGTGGCTTCTCAAGTCCAACCTAGATTACAAAAAGTAAGTTGTTGACTCCTTAGTCACAGCTGTTAGAATTACAAAAAGTTCCTAGCGTTAAGGGTAAAGTCAGTGCCTGCAACTTCGTTCCAACATATGTTCCCGGACGGGACCAATCGTTTCTACAATCCTGTCCCTATCGCACCCAGCGAAACACTCCAGGACCCTGTTGGCAAGCTGCGTGTATCTACGCCGCAAGCTCTGATTGATACAGACTTCGAGTACAGCACTCAATCCACTAAGTGGGAATCGCTAAACCTGCTTAACAACAGGCCGAGTGCTTTTTATGATGTCACTGCTCCGTTAACTATTACCGACGTAACTGGTGCAGGAACCCGTGTTGTTACCGTTACAACCACTTCATCGCCAACAGTAGGCACTCCTGTCTATATTCAAAACACGACTAATCCACTGGCTAATGGTTGGTTTTTAGTTGATAGCGTTAGTGCTGGCGTTAGTTTTACATATACAGCAACCAATACAATTTCTTCTGGCTCCATCTACGACGCTACTAAAACTTATGTCTTTAGTGGCAGCTTTTATACTGGATCCGGCATTCCTGTTGCTACGGGCTCAGGCGCCGCATTTACTAACTCAAGCACAACAGTAACTTGTACTACCACCAACGCACATGGTTTGACAGTTGGTGATGCAATTTATGTTGTTGGAACAACCGCAACAACAAATCCACCTAACGGTTCCTGGATTGTTCAGACAACACCGACGAGTAATACGTTCACGTTTGTTGTAATTAATGCCCCTACTGGCGCCAACATTACAGCAGCTGGCGGCGCTACATCTACCCTCTATCCTCGTCCTTACGGTAGCATCATTCATCGTTCCTTTGATGGCGGTGTTGCTTTTACAGCAGGTTATCCTTATTCAGGTAACCAATTGATCCGTCAAACCAGGCGTTATTTCCGTTATCAGTCTGGTAAAGGTATCCAGTTCAGTACTGGCACCAGCCTTAAACCAGCTTTTAACATTGATAGTATTACATCGTCGGGTACAACTGTTACTGTTACTTGTAAAAATCCACATAACTTAAACGGTAACTTTGCTAGCGGTACTGGTGTAGCAGTGAGTGCTTCAGCTGGCGCAGCATTTACTAATAGTTCTCAAATTAATAGTGGCTTGACTATTACTTGCACAACTACAAATCCTCATGGATTCCAGGTTGGTGATACTATTTTTGTAACAGGGACTACTGCAACTACAAATGCGCCCAATGGAACTTGGGTCATCAAAACAATTATTAGCACTACATCTTTTACTTTTGATGTAACTTCTGCTCCGACAGGTACGATTACAGCTACTGCGGGCGCTAATTCCACGTTATACCCTCAACCTGGCGGACCTTATGTCGTTGTTTCAGGATGCACAGATTCTGCATATAACGGAACATTTTTAGTTCAAACTATTCCAACTGATTTAACTTTTACTTATACAGCAGCTAAAGCCCCAAGCGCATCACCTGCCACAGGTTTTCCTCTTACAGTTAACCCATCTAGCTGGTACGGTGCCAGGAATCGTATTGGTTTATTTGACGAACAAAACGGATTCTTTTTTGAATTTGACGGTCAAACTTTGTATGCTGTAAAACGTAGTTGTACCACGCAAATTTCAGGTACTGTAGCCGTCAATGCAGGCAGTTCTTCTGTTACAGGAACCAATACAACATTTTCTTCGCAGCTGACTCCAGGAGATTATGTTGTTATTCGGGGTATGGCGTATGTTGTGCAGTCAATCACAAGTGATACTGCAATGGTGATTTATCCTGAATATCGTTCTGCTACTAACGTTTCTAGTTGCGTTGTTAGCAAGCGAATTGAAGAGAAGTACCCACAGTCTCAATGGAACATTGACCGCTGCGATGGTACGGGCTCGACCGGTTTTAATCTGGATCTGACCAAGATGCAGATGATGTACATCGATTATGCCTGGTATGGCGCAGGTGCAATCCGTTTTGGTTTTAAAGATCAGAAAGGTGAAATTATTTATTGTCACCGTATTCCTAACAGCAATAGGAATACTGAAGCGTATATGCGTTCGGGTAACATGTGTTCTCGTTATGAAACTAATACTGTACCCCTCTTTACAACTCTTGCGGCCACACTTTCTAACAGCGAGCAAAGCACGTTAACTGTCGCAAGTACTGCAGGATTCCCCCAATCGGGTGTTTTGGCAATCACTGCTGCCGGTAATACTGGTGCTGCAATTGAGTACATTCGTTACAACAGCAAAACGGCTACAACGTTTACAGGTTTAACTCGTGCAGTCACAAACCTCAGTGGCCCTGGTAATTTAAGCAGCGGCGGAGGTAACGGCACTGCACAGACTTTTACCTATAGCGCCACTGCACCAGTTCAAATCGCCTCATTCCCTGCACAAGCTGCAAGCACCCTAGCCCACTGGGGTTCTGCGGTCATTATGGACGGTCGATATGACGATGATAAATCGTATATTTTCCAAGCCGGGATGACCACCGCCTTTACTAATATTGCTGCCAGTGGTTCTGCTGCTCTACTTAGTGTTCGGTTAGCTCCCAGTGTGGATTCCGGTTTAACCGGTGCAATCGGTGCACGTGATCTTATTAATCGTATGCAATTAACGCTACGTCAAATGGACGTGGTTGCAACAGGTTCAGCGGCTATTTTCCGTGTTGAACTTATTCTTAACGGTAAAGTCAGCGCTGGATCTTTTACTGCAGCAGGGGGCTCCAGTCTCGCTCAAATTTGCTTGCACGGATCAGGTACCACTGTGACAGGTGGGGAAAGTATTTTCTCTTTCTTCATCTATACACCTAATGTTACTCAACAAGATTTGTCTCTTGTTCGTGATTTGGGCAACAGCATTCTTGGTGGTGGCACAACAGCTACTGTTCCGACTACAACTGCAAACTTATATCCAGATGGCCCTGATGTGGTCACTATTAAAGTAACCAACGTCAGCGCGCAAGCCACCAACTCTATTCAAGCACGTCTTTCTTGGACTGAAGCACAGGCATAATTATGTCCGTTCATCCTGCTACTTACGACGATACAATCAGGACGCAAGCCGTCTATGATATGACGTTGCAATTTCAAGATAGCCAAAGCCGCACTATTGATTTAACGGGATGGGGAGTTTCAGCGCAAATCTGGAACCTTACTAAAACAACGCAGTATGCAACATTTTCAGTTAATAATTCAGAAGCAGCAACTGGAACAATTGTTTTAAGTTTAACAGTGGCGCAAACAAGTTCTTTGCCTATTGGTACTGCTTATTACGATGTATTGTTAACGAATTTATCTGGACGTAAAGAGTATTATTTAAAAGGTACTTTTTATGTTCAACAGGGCTACTCAACATGACGGTAGGAATCTATCAAATTGTTGTAACAACAACGAATAGTTCTGTTCTTGTTACTGTCAGTGATACTCAAACTGTTAATATAGTAACAGCAGGTCCACAAGGTCCTAAAGGTGATACAGGTCCGCAAGGGCCTCAAGGTAAAAACCCCGTACCCTACGTAATTGCTCTAAGCTAATGGCAAAGAAATTAGTTACAAGCTATACGTTTACACCTGGAGGTTCAGGTGTAGGGACTGTTGTAGTTTCTGGTACTTACACGTTAGAACAATTCTTACTAATTACAAATGTAACTAAAAACGTAGTTATTTATGAATTTGATTCTAGTGCTCAAGGTGGATCAATTAGTACAGGCGGGGGTAATACTACTTTAACTTTAATTTACGACACCAGTACAATGAGCGCTGGTGATCGTCTCCAAATCTTTTTAGATGATGGAATTGCTCCTCAAACTTCATTAGCAAGTATTGACAGTAAAGTACCAAGCAATCTAACTGTCTCTAGTTCCAAGCTGCTTGTTGATGGCTCTGGCGTCACGCAACCTGTTAGTGGCCCGCTGACTGACACTCAGCTGCGTGCAACGGCTGTCCCGGTTTCTGGCACCGTCACGGCCAACGCTGGCACCAACCTCAACACATCGGCGTTGGCGCTTGAATCTGGCGGCAACCTGGCCAGCATCAACACAAAGCTGCCCGCGTTGACATCTGGCAGTGTTCCGGTGCTGGTGCAAAACGGTCAGCTTGAAATTACAAACGACAGCGGCAACGCCATTCCGGTTGGTCCTGCTGCAATGCTGCAGCTCACTGGTTCGGCATCGACGTTAAACGCTGATTTGTTCTCGGTTGATTGCAGTGCCTACAGAAGCATCAATTTCCAAATCACTGGCACATGGGTTGGAACCATCGCGTTTCAAGTCAGTAATGACAACACAAACTGGAACTCATTGGGGTTATCTACCACATCTGGAGCCACTACTACAGGGACTACTGCAACCGTTAACAACTCATATTTCGGAACTCTTGGTGGGTTCAATTATGTTCGCGCTCGTTTCACGGCCTACACAAGCGGCACGGCAAGCGTTGTTGGTTATTTGTTGCGTGAACCAGTTAGTATTGCAATTAACGCCAATACATCAACATTTCCAATTGTTGGAAGTTCATCAACCTCTGGCGTTACCCTTTACACCCTCAACAGCGCCGCCACCACCAACGCTGCATCTATCAAAGCCAGTGGCGCGAACGTCTTTGGCCTGAGCGTGATGAATGCCAGCGCCGCCACCAAATACGTGCGCCTGTTCAACCTGACCACCGCACCAACTGTGGGCACTAGCGTGCCGATCATGGTGGTGGCTGTCCCCGCAACCAGCAGCAAAGAAATCGAATACGTGCCTGCCCTGCGTTTTGGCACCGGCTTGGCTGTAGCGATTACAGGTGGCGCTGCTGCAACGGATAGCACTGCGGTAGCTGCTGGTGATGTCCAATTGCTGGTGAGTTACCTTTAATAAAGCAGTTCTCTGGTTAAACTGTTGGTACTCACAGCAAAATTATGAGTTATTTTGAAAGTTATCAGCAAACAGTATTTTTCTTCCCAGCGCCGCTGACAATCCCTGGGGTTACGGACGCTTATGACGTTTATACAACTAACTATCTTTCAACGCGTAATTATACTTTAACCGCAATTGTTCAAGACATTGATACTAATGTTATTGTTCGTTTAGAAGGCAGTCTAGATGGAACTAATTATGCTGCCATGATTTCTAATACCATCAGTGTTAATGGTGTGTATACCTATAACGTTAGTGGCTTCCCTATGAAAAAAATTCGTGCTAACTTTCTGCAGCGCACTGGCGGCAATAATGCAATTGTTACATTCCAAATGGCTGCCAATTAAATTAAAGACCAGCTTCGGAACCACTTTGTAATTACATACTTATTTCCACTTATTGGTGGACAGGCTTCATGCAGTGTTTTGGGATTTGGAATTCCGTTTTTGTAAAGGTTATTCCAAATAACTGCCATGCCTTTTTTCGGTTTAATCTTTTTATTAAGCGCCAGGAAAGATGTTTCTCCGCCTTCTTCAACATCATTTAAATAACACATAAAAGTATAAGTACGCTGCCCCATCCACTCTGTATACACCTTATATTCTTTTGTTATTGGTGTAAAATAATCGCAATGTTTTTTATAGTACTGCCCTGGCTTGTACTTTTGAGATTGAATTGTTTCCCCAATGAAAGGATTGACTCCTAAAAAGTTACAAATTTTTTTATCTAATTGGTTGTAAAAAGGAGAAGCAAGGTAGTGCAGGTCTGCTGTTTGACTAGTACGATAGTTTGAAATTTTGTTATTATCTTCAGGATTGGAAACTACAGAAGGCCGTAAATTTTGATCAACTAAGGATATCAATGTTCCACACTCTTCTGTAGATAAAAAATTATCAATAGTTCCAATCTGAGTAAAAGGGAAATTAAACCAATCAACGGGTTTTTCTTTGAAGTTATTATAAAACCATTTGTAATCAATTTTATTAGGCGCTGTTTTAAAGTTGCATAGCTGGACTAACTGATGAATTTGTTCAAGTGAGCAGCCATATTGCGTCTTGAAATGCCGAAATACTTGGGTTTTGCTGGCGCCAGAAACAGCAGCCTTCATGAAATCTGTCGCCAGTTCCGCGCTCATTTGCCTTTTGAGTTGATACTTGAGTAAAATATAGAGGTTCAGGAATGTATTTGCAAGTGGAAGCGGCGCTTTTATTCATAACGGCCTATAGCGGTGCCTACTTCGTCGAAACCTTTTTGTTAAACCGTTTTTTAAAGTACTCTGATGTCAAGTCAAGCCCCCGCTTCACGCATTTTTCTAAAACAGTACGTTTCAGAACGCCTACCCCAGTTACATCAAGGTGATTTTGAGGCTCCAGGTGATCCACCTAGCTTCACAGTGGATCAACGTTATGTCCCGATTCACGACCCGACTTATCGGGTTTGACATTTTTTAAATCACGGCTGTTAGAATTACGCTATGGATTGGGCGATTTGATGGACGCCAATGGTCTGAACCTTCCAATGGATGCTGAATTCGCTATCCATGCAGCCGCTTTTGCCATCCGTGAGATGGACAGAGACGATTTAGAAGAGAACTTTTTAGACCTTCTTCATCAACGTGCTGTGGACCGACAAATGTTTTTAAGCATTTTGAAAGATCACGGCATTGATGCCGACATCAAATTCAATTACCTCACGCAAAGCCAACTCTCCTAACAACAATGGCCGTCACTCGTACTATTAAAGGCACCCTGGATAAACTGCAAGTCAGTGGGGGTACCGAAATCACCTACCTGGGACCGACAACTTCAGGTAATGTTGGGGATTTAACTCGTGCATTTCGTGTAAATCCAGCCAGCACTGGCGACATTATTGTAAAGATTGACAAAAGCGCTGCTTTAATTGACATTGAAATTTTTCAAGAAGATTCCTATACTGCAGGCTCACCTCCGACTGGTTATTTTAAATTCTTCAACATTTTCAAAGCAGGAAAAGGTAAGGGTGCAGTAGCTGTTACCGTCACTAACGCTGCAAAGGACTATATTGTGTTGATGACTTTTGATGATTATAGTGAAGCCTCCTACGTCGGTAGCGTTGTCGTCCCCTAAAAAATACAGCAGCCCTTTTCTCAGCGATACAGCCGTTAAATTAATCCAATATTACACTCCGGCCAGAACCCAATGTGGTTTTGGCCGTTTTGCTGCCTATAAAACGGAACATGGGGAATGGTGCATCGGATATGGAAGCAAGAGAATTGGTAAGCGCTGGGTCGGTGCTTTTACTAGAGCAACTTTAAAAGAAATTGAAGAGCAGCTGGTTCGAGACCTTGAGGAATTTGCTCCAAAGGTGGCGCATTATGTCGCCATGCCAACTAATTTAAAAAGACGAGCGGCGCTTCTCAGCTACGCTCATAGTATTGGATTGGCTGCTTTTAAAGAGTGTCGCCTCTTGGAACTGATCAATTCATATGCTTCTAAGAACGCAATCATTAAAGAGTGGAGCCCCTACATCAATGTTAAATATCGTTACGCAGACCCCTTTTTAAAAGAGCGTCGGCGCGTTGAACTTAATACATTCTTGGCGCCAGACGATCAAGTTCCGCTTTTTACCAAACATAAGTGTCCCTTAAAGCATTGCCTGCTTAATATAGGAGAAACTTATATGGGCACACCCAATCAAATCAAGGCAATTGAGTACTTAGAACGAAAAGTTTTGGAATGGGATCCCACTGGAGAAACTATTCGGCGGTTTTTTCGATACTGGAATCAACCCCAAGGTGGGCTGGGATCTCCAAAGAATTTGTAGTCCCTTGGAGCCAGTCCAACATGTCCAGCACTTGCCAGCTTTCGTCGTATTCTTCCAAGATTTCAGAAGATAGTGACTTCATCGTATGTAGAAAGCAAACGATTTAAATACCATTGAGCTTTTTCTAAATCCTGTTTAGGATTTCCTTTACTTTCGTAACGCCAAATATATTTTTCAATGTTACCTTTTAAGTAACCACGGAATGCTTCTTTTGTTAACGAAGCTTTAATTGCTTCAATGCATTCAATTTCACCGTTTTTGTAGTGTTCTGGACTGTTGACAGCATCTTTAATTTTTAAAGAATCGCAACCCAATGACAAAACTGTATCGTTTGTGTTGAAATTAAAATAATCATAGTAACCAAAGGAGAGGGTATCTTCCCCACTGGCGCCCAATAAAGTTGATGCGTACATGTCAGTATTTGTATCTGCCAGAATACTAGTATGGGCATTCAGACAAGTCAAGATTATTCAGTAGATAACCGTTATGGTGGGGTTAAATCTGCTGCAGATAACACAGCTGGAAAACAGTTTCTTGACAGCTTCCTAAGAGAAGAAAAAAGTGTTGGTGTCCGCAGTGCCGGTACTTTACAAGCAAGAGATCTTACTCAACAGCGCAGCCAGGATAATCATTTTCTTTTGGGTGGCATGGGAGGTACTATACCAGTTGGTGCCCTGGGTCTTGGTCAACAAATTTCCAATACGGACACTGCTTATCGATTTAAAAATGCTTTTGGATCAATGCAATCTCCGGTTGAACGTCGCACTGCTAGGGTCACTTAATAAATTACTTTCCCAATATGGGAAAAAATTTCAATAAACCGATCTGCCTGGTTGAATCCTAACTCTGCCCTAGGTAAGTAAACAAAATAACCCCAAGTAAAGGGGCCAGCAGTAACTGTTAAGACTTTGCCGTGAATAAGATTACAACGATCTTTAGGAATACAAACCGGATAATCCCAAATAGAAGGACACGTGCGCATCACTTCGTGATTTGTTGTAAAAAACAATGCTTCTGGAATATTTCTTAGCTTCCATTCCCTTTCTAATCTTTTAAACCACGCCACAGAAGGGGCTTTAACACCTGCTCCATGAGCGCGTAAACTCCAGCGCCAGGTACCTCTTTCTTTACTAAAAGAACAACGCCCATAGGTGGGCGGGAACAAGTAAGTTTTTCCGGTCCAAGGGATTTCAATATTTAAACCGTCGTCTTGTAACGTATAAATCTGTTTTGCTCTTAAAAATTGATTATTGGCTAAGTGTGTTGAACATGGATCTAAATCAATGTCCCCAAGTAAGGCATCAATATAGGGAAGATACTCAACTGGTGTCAGCCAATCATCAACAACATTTGAAATGCGTGATAGATAGGCATATTTAGGGTGCGGAAAGACCCTCATTATGTGATAATCAGGCCGCCTTTGGTTGGTTTTTCAATGTTGTAGTGAATAAGCGACATTTGTTTCTCATCCTGAATGATAAACAAAGCTTCTTTGTCTGCTTCCAGTGCCTCTGCCCTGGCAATTGCCTTTTGCATGACCTCTGCAGGACCCTCCATGTCTTTGTTGCGGAAGTCATCTAACGCATTGATCATGTGCGGAACGGTCAAATAAAACATGCTGTCCTTCTCCTCTTCCGCTCGTGGAACGTACACGATAGCACCTGGGCCCTCATTTGCATAGAAGAACAGGTAGTGGTCGCACATGTCAGCACAGATGCGCTCAATTGTCAACTGAATTAGGGTTTGTTCTGATTCTGTTGGGTTAGACAGATAAAGACGGGAGAGAAGCTCTTTACGGCGGTTAGTCATAGTACTGTTTGATTGGCTGTATTTTAACAAGAATTTAAGAAATTTCAGCAGGAACTTTTTCTTCTGAGGAGAGTCGAATGAAATCCGATAACCCAGAACGCTTCAAGGTTTCCCGAATTTTTGGCAATGGGCAATAAATAACGACTTGTTTATTTAGATTGCCCATTTTTTTGATGAGTTTACCGTTTTCATCTTTAAGCTTTGTTAGCTCATTTTGCCTGATTAGGTACTCCGCTACACAACGATATCTGCGTTTGGTTTGTAAATCAATATCGGTAAACCGTTCACAAATTGTGGCAGGTTGCATGTCACTAAACGTGATTCTGATTTGATCTGCTAGGGATAGTCCTAAGATTATGTCATTGCTGCTAGTTTCGTACCCTTTTAAGAGTTCAAGGTAGCGTTGCAGGTCTGGCGTTTTAAAGCTACCTGAGGGAGGAATAAACATGCTGATTTGCTCAGCCAAAGAAGGTTTAAGCTTTTCTTTATAATTCTCTACTGTTACGTCGGGAATGTTAAGGTCTGTAAAGCGATAGCTCAAATAACTCCGTGGTGCTTTAGGAGAATCAATAATGTATTCTTCACTTTCCTCCTCTTCCAGGAGAGTGTCATCCCAATAATCTTGTTCCATCTAAACATTTGTTTGTATTTCGTCACAGCTTAGCGAATTTTTTTGAATTTTTCCACTGTCTACGATGTTCCATCCGTAAAACCCATTCGTAATACAACCGTTTGTCTTCCATGTCACGAAGATTCCCGGGTAACGGCTTTCCTCCGTAGTTACAAGCTTCCCATAGTGCTAATGCCAGGTTCTTTTGTTGTGCGGTCAAGAGACTGACCATTGTTTTAGTGGACATTATGGATAAAAGTTCGTTAAAATGCTCCCATACCGGACTATCTTCATCATGCGTAGGCCAATCACTGTTGCCGAACTCTTGCTCATCCTGATCTTGGGACCCTTGGGGTTCGTTGGGGTTCAACATCTTTACGGATTCGTGACTGATAAAATAAGCATACAAGTCCAAATTAAGAAGTAAAGCCGTGAGCCCTGGCGCCCCCTCTGCACCTGTATCTTACATTCCGACCCCAACGGCTCCCATCACTTACCAGTCGTTGATTCCGCAATTCAGCTACCAGGATGCAGCAGAGTATTTAAAAGGTACGACAGACCAACTAAATAAACAACTACAAGTTCAGTATCAGCAAGTCGGAACTCCTGCTGAACTTGGTGCACGTGCTGCAGGTACACGTATGGCTGCAGATGCTGCCTATCTTGCTTCCATGCCAAGGGAAACGCAAGGTACTGCAGCATATAACGCATTATCAGGAAAGTTGGCACAGTCGCAACAAGACTACGGAACTGCTGTACAACAAGCTAAGATCGCACCTCCGTACAACCAATTTACCTATCAAACTCCTTCTTGGGCTACGCATCCAGATTCTGCGTGGGCAGTTAAAGATACAAGCAAAGACACAAGTACTAAAACTTCTACAAGTAATCCTACGGAAGCTGAAAAAGAAGCTCAAGCTACTTCAACAACTCAATCTAATAGCTTATATTCTCAATACGGAATAATGTAGTGCTGACCTGTTTAAATCAGGGCTCAGCGTCTGCAACATATTCAATAGGAAGCTGGTGAGGATCAAACCCCTCTACTGGTGGAATATTTTGGGGTTCTTCTACCCAATCAGTGTAAACATCTTTTAAAACATCATAAGATTCAATCGGGATCAACATCACGTCTCCACTTTCGTGTTGGATCCGGTAGTGCTCCTTATTGCCAGTCACGTCATCGAGGATCTCATCAAAGTTTTCTTCAAATTGTTGAAGCGTAACGACTTTCATGACTTTAGATGCCTAACTGGTGAACAGCTTAACAGAAATTACGCTAAGGAGATACCCCTGCCCTGGTATATCCCAGACCACTTGTAGAACTGTAGGGATAGTTGGCCTTTGTTCCTGTGAGTGTCACTACGCTGCCAAAGTCGTAAGAACGATCAGGTGTCCCGCTGGTGTCAAGACCAAAATCAAGAGATTCAATGAATGCTTCGGACACGTAACGCCAATCTCCAAGTGAGGTATTTAACGTAAAAGAATACGTTGTTTCCAAATAGCGAATATCGTTTGTAATTAAGATTATGTAAGTGCCTACATCCAATAGATCGCTTGGGTAATCAGCTTGATAACCTGTTGTATCCGAATCAGAGTCACCTTCTGTCAAACTTGTTTGACTGTAAACATAGCCTGAATCATTGATAGGCAACTCTCGCCTGTGGGTACCGTCTTCAATTTTATAAACAGAAATAACAGTATTTCTGTTTGTGTTGGCTTGGTATGAAGTTGGACTGTAATTTTGGGTAACTGAAATCAATCTTGGCGACGTTAGCCGTACTTGATAAAAACTGGATTGAATTCGACTTTTACCACCATGTGTATTCGTAATATTAATGCTACGGAAAATTGAAGTAAAGTCCCCTAGGTCTACGGGATTATTGATACTATCCCCTGCACGAGCAGGAAGAGGATCACTCCCAAAAAATGACGTAGGACCATACGCAGTAGGGCCACTTCCGCCTACAGGATACGCCTCTACAGTACCAAGGTTATAGAAACCCAGGTTTACCGGAATCGTTGTTAAAAACCTAGCCATTTCTTAATCCTTAATAGATTAAGTTTAGCAAAGGCATCAAGAAGATTTTTATTTGTTATTTGCCATTAGACCTGTATACAAACCGTTAGTTCTACCGCTTTGTTGATATAGATTCTCAATTGCAATAGCGCGTTCTGGGTAGTAACCTTCGCCCTCTACAGTCTCAATTAACTCATAGCTAAGCCGCTTTTCCAAGCACCGACGCTCTAGCTCAGCATCACCCCTGGTGTCAAACCATTCAGTAAAATGGCTTTCAGGACCAATCCGAACATGTCCCGCATATTTAGGGTTTGGTTTATGCCAGCAGCTTGGTACGATCTGACTAAGTTTTGAATCTACTTTCAATGAGGTCTTGGTTTTCTCTTGCGTGTTCAAAGATGTTTCCATAGGACAGATTAACGACTGCAATTTCGGTTGGTGCGGGAATTGATTCTACTTCACGAAGCCTCAGATGAAGAGGATTACAGCAAAGAATTGAACATCCGGGCTTGTGAAAGGTTCGTAATTTACCAGTAAAACCACGAGATGTCCAGAATGCAACACGTGCTGCGGACTGGGTTTTTCCGCTAAAAAAGGGAGCTGGGAAATAAGCTTGTGTTTCTGTTCCTTCTTTTTTCACCGAACCCAACCAAGGCCAGCACTCATCTTGACCGCGAATATCAACCTTTTCCCAAAATTTCTTTACGGTCCAATAAGTATCAAAATCAAAATTCTTAACATCAATCTCACACCGACCTCTTTCTATTTCTTCCATGCAATCTAAACATTGGCTTCTTAAACCAAAATTATTGACGTGCCTGGAGTGATTGCGTTTATGCCAAGGACACTGGATAATATTATTTACTTTTTCTTTAGGTTTCGTTACTTTAGTTTCTCGTGGTTTTGCCTTCTCTAGATCATCCATTTGATTTAATAGAATGCTACGAAGATCGTCATTCATAGGACAAATACCGGCAGATACCCCGTACAACATGGTAGGGCAGCTTGTAGGACTTGGCAAGAGAGGTAAGTGATGTATTTTGGAATTCATATTTTTCCCTTAATTCCTCCACCAATTGAGGTGTCACCCTACTTCCTCTTCGCCACCCGCGTTCAAAACATATATCTTTTTTTGTACCAAAATAATAATGATTGGGATTGATACAGTGCGGAGACTTGCATTCGTGGTGTCTAACCACTAAAGGTTTTTCCCAATTAGGGTATTGATCTAGCACAGCCAATAATAGTGGCCTGGCATCAATACCTTTGAAAAAAGGTTTTGTTGAATGGCTAGTGGAAAATCCTTTCACTTCTGATTTTGTTACTGTTTTCAAGCACCAACAAGCTTTTGCTCCATAGGTAGTTTCAAATTTTTGCAGTGTTTCAATGAAACGGTAGAGCTCTTGACTGGTTAGATAGTGCTCATTGAATAGGGCCAGCAGCTTGCTCAATTTAGGAGAGATGCAGATTTTGAGTAACGTACCCCAAAACCAGCACCTTGTCAAGAGTTTGATGGGTAGGGGAATTTAAGTGGCGCTTTAGCTGTTCTGAGGCCTATAAATCCCTATAGAAACAAAAAGGGGTTCTACCTCGTAAGTTAATTTTTTAATGTACAGGGTATAACCCCTATTTGCTTCCCATAGAGTTTTGCCGACTTCAAACGGTTAATTCGTACTTAAATTCCAAATCAACTGCACTGCAGTCATTCTCAACACTTCTCAATAAGGCCCCCTACCTAAAATATAACGTTACTTGTCATATTT